CCGAAGACAAGTCCGGTAGGTCCTCGGTAGGCATCCATATGGGTTCGTCGAAAAGATCTTCGCGCACTAGCTGGTGTTATCCTCAGAAGAAAGAGCGGCCCAAAGTGCAGTATAGGCAGCGGCATCTTTGCCGTCATCTGGGTTAAAGCTACCCACCTCATCTCTGGCCACTTTTAATAGCGTCATACAGAAAGCGACCTGAGAAGCAGTAACAGGAGTGTCAAGATACGCGGACCACAGTTGCGCGATCCGTGATTGGAGCTTTGTGTAATCACCATGCTGCTGGGCTCGCGCTCCCCTTACCAACTCTGCCGCCTCTGTTAAAATGCTATCTGGGGTCATATCTCGTAAAACTGTTTCGACTCTGTGAATGGTTCGAGCAGATGCAATGCTTTCTTCGCTCTCGTTACTGCCACGTAAAACACTCGATGCTCTGTCTCTGGGGTCTTCCGATATTCCCGATACGCTGCAGGCGATAAATCCGGGATCACTATGATGTTGTCGCATTCCCCACCTTTCATACTATGAATGGTGCTGATCTTAATGCGGGGATGCTTGACATTATCTCCGCGCCTCAAAGCGTTGAGAACGTAGTGTCTAGTCTCGTCATCAATCTTCCCCAACACCTCATGCCAGCGCCCTTCCGTTACACATAAGCCGAGTTCTAAACGAGCCTGATCTCTCGAAAACATAACGCCTTCTTCCCGATTTTGAAAGGTACTGGACCGCGGACCAAAGCCTTTTCGATAACCAACATTAGCATTCATATAATTATAAATGTTTTTGATCTGATCAATACTCAAGGGATGGTCTTGGGTCCAACTTTCCCAGGAAAGAATGGCATCATACATCTTAGGAGGGATACTTGGGTGACCTAATCGACTATACACCCACCCCTCCTCACGCAACTTTTTCGCATAACTCGAGACTATTTTATTTGTCCGCGCTAACAGGCACCACTCGCCTTCTTCCAGAGGTACATCGTAAATACTATTGTGCCACCGCACAGATCCTGAATGTTCTGTTGGATACCAGACTTTTGGCGCTCGACCTTCGATGCGCTGCACAATGGCCTGTGCGATCTCAAAGGGTTTCTGCGGGACACGATACGATTTTGTCAGCACTTGCTTGTTGGGAGCGCAGTTCTGGAATGCGTGGACATCCGCTCCCTGGAACCCCATGATGGCTTGGTCATCATCTCCGGTGAAGATTTGTATGCGAGGAGTTCTTCTGAGAACACTAATCATGTTCCACTGTAAGGTGGACAGGTCCTGCGCTTCGTCCACGAACAATGCATCTATATCGAGGGGCTCGTCCCGCTTTACAAATTCCTCAATCATATCGGTAAAGTCGACCTTCCCACGTACCGATTTGAAGTTCTCATAAGATATGATTAATCGCTGCAGTACGCTCCAGTTGAGATCGTAATTACTAGCCTCAGAGTATATCTCCTCTAGATCCCTTCGCTTACTACGAGCCAGATGGTGCAAATTTAAATAGGTGTCTCCGTCTGAGATACCGAGCATGTCAAAGTCTGTGTCGCCACCGTCCCGGGCCGAGAACGACAGACCTACTTCATATCCGATTTCTTCCAAATCTTTCTTGGAGATAACGTCCGACCGTTTGTAGCCGCCACTATGAAAGGCCATCGAATGAAGTGTCTGGAAGTAAGGGAGCATGTCCTCTGTGAGACCCCAGTCCTTGCAGACGCGTTCCCGGCTCTCGGATGCTGCCTTACGAGTGAAAGAGACACAGGCAATTCTTTCAGGGGGGATCCCCTCTTCGATACAACCACGTATCAAGTTGGAAATGTTTTGTGTTTTGCCTGTACCTGGCGGCCCGTAATAAAGAAGTTCTTTGGTCATGTAGCCTCCCATCTAAAACGGTATGTCCTCTTCCTCAAACACCACTGGCTTGAGTTCCATTTCGCCTTTCATTACCTCTGGAACAAACCACACACGGACATGACGCCATACATCCTTGTCGTCCTTGAAACGGTATCGCTTGTCCGCAACACCATTGGCATTCATTTCCTTGAGACGTTCCGTAATCTGTCCTCTGGTGTAATGTATAAAGCCGGCCCTTTTTAAGTAGTCCTGTAGAGAACCGAGTTTAAAATAGGTGAAATTTTCCTCTGTCCAAGGTTTGCCCGTGAGCAACTCTTCTGGCGAGTGAGCACGAATCCTGGATGTACAGAACATCTCCACCAGTTCGAGGAACTGCCCTTTACGTGTAAGCTCCTCTGGCACGGGGATACGCGTTGCGGTGTCTAACAGGTTGTCGATCAAGTCGCGCCAGTCTGAATCCTTCATACGCGCCGGCATCGTGTACATCTGTTCCATACACGCTCGCTGAAACTCTATTTGCATTTGTAATTGCTTGGTAGAAAGTTCCAGACGGGAACCGTCCACGTCAACGAACCATACTGGTGGTTCTGACTCCACTACTGTTAGTCCGCCAAGAATTGGCATTAACTGTTGCCCGCTACCCACCCCAAACTTTCTGGTACGGCACAAAGTCTTGTTGCAATGACTCAGTAGAGGTTCTGACTTGCACATGTAGTAGTATTCTTTTTTCTCTAATTGATTTTGTATAGCCACGATTTCCTGCGCCGGGAGCGGCGGCGTACAATATTTCTGGTTGTGTTTTTCCAGCAACGTCTTCCAATCTCTGGGCGATGACATGCGATAATAAATACCAATGTTTAAGATTGTGTTGTTACGTCCGCCTTCTGGTATCTCATCTACTGTCAACTGCTGCAGGCAGGGTGGGCCATGGGGAAGGATCGCCTCGTCCGCGCCGATGGTGCAGTCCTGCAACTCTTTCAGTGTCCGGCGGCTTCCTTCCGCTAACTCCAGGAAGTCTTTGATCTCAAGTGCGTCACCCTTCACGTCTAGGGCGTAGCGGGTTGTATACTTCAGATTAAAGTAAGGGAGATTGATTGCGCTGCCGGTGTCTCCGCGCTCAAGCCGTATCTCTTGTTGCTTGGGGAAAATTTCACATGCCCCTAGACCGAGCGCAGATGCAAACTCAGACAATTTGTCTTTGATCTCTACCGCTGGAACTTCTTCCGATACAAATAAGTATAAGTGTGCGCCGCCTGATTTACTGCGGCATGTGATCAGGGGTAACTTTAATCGTTTGATCTTTTTATAGAGCGCGACCAGATCCAAATTATAATCGTCCACATCCAATGCACCATAGCGACAATGACTGGTTTCATTAATGGGGATGGAGCCGACCGCACGCTTGCCGTCGAAATGTTCTTGGACAAGTTCGACGGTCAGTGGTTCATGGACCACTGTTACTCTCGCTTCCACTTTTTCACCAGGGCGTTGGCGCCCTAATATTTGTGTCCGCGTATGTGCTCTCAGGTTCCCTTGAAAAAGGTCAAGAAAACGCTCTGCTAAGTTCATCGAACAAAGAGGCCCCCAGTATTAATGGGGGCCAATCCTTGCTGCGCTAAAACGGTATGTCTTCGTCGGCCACCGCTTGTTCCGGCGGGGGCGGAGCTATCCTCAGTTCCCCCGACTTGATGCTACCATGCAAGTGCTTGGCGTCATTGTACGCTTCAATCGAAGGTACTCTCCCTTCGACAGCCACGGTCCAAGTGTACCAAGACCCCTTGTCATTGCCATCCTCAATCGTCTTCAATCGATAAGTGGTAGCAAATATGGGTAGCGTAGTGCCTTTGTGTTTTTGCATCATCATCATCGACAGCCACAATCTGCTCTTCTTTAATTGCGTCTTCTTCATATCGACGATGGCGTTCTCTAACGTGCCATCCTTGTGGCAGATTTTGACGTAATGCTGGGCGGAGCGAACGAGTTCGTTGCCGTTCTCCAGTAACTCCATGCCGCTGTCCTGATCGCGGACAGCCTGTTGCACGTCATTACTATTAGAAGCAAGTTCCCCCACGAAGCCGCCGCCCTGCGACCGCGGTACAAACTCCAGGTATTTGGTTTGGAAGTACACAGGCAATACCACAACGCCCTTACCGCCCGACCATACCTGATTAGTTACTGTATCAAAGATGTCGCCTTGGGTCGCACCCTCAATAAAAGATGGATCCGACTTCTTAAGCTGTGGGGACATCGCTTGCAGAATACGAACAAAAGGTATCTGGATGTCATTCGAGGTCACTTCCTCAAACCCGATACCTGTGTCCTCAGCGAACGCATTCGCCAACACCGCCGGCAACCGACCATTTCCGTTGCCATTTCCGTTTTTCTTTGCAGCCATTTTCATTTTCCTTTGATCTTTGCTACTGTTCCAATGTGTGCTTTGAAAAGCTCAAGGTCGATCTCTTGGTTGTTCTCCACGCGCTCTCTTATTAACTTTTTGAGAGTGGAGGGTTCCACCCAAGTCTTGTCCTCTGGATACAAACCAGCATCCTCAAGATCCGAATAAAGGGATCTTGCCCGGTTATCTTGGCTAATACCGAACGATACGCTAACGACGTTCTTTATAAAATCTCCCGCACCGATGTCACGCAAATGTGTTAGTGCGACTTCACGCTGTAACGGATCCTTTGGCATCGTACCTTGGACATAGGTTGCCAAGCTAACGGCATTCCCATCGACCTCGACCTTTTGTAAACCGACTTCGTTCATTTTGTCTGGTATCAGATTATAAAGGTAACGATCTCGTTTCTTCTTGAGATTACTCACCACTGTCTCCGCTGCGGACAACTCCTGACCCACGCCACTTACTTGGCGTATTAGGTCAGACAGTTCGCTACCAGCTTCCGTCGTTAGACCTTCAAACGAACTCGCGTCCGCCGTGATTTCATCCCAAACATCTGTGTCAGTCATTCAAGTTTGTCCTCTCCAGGTTGCTAAGTTCTTCGATGCCCCCACGTAGGCTAACATGAACTGGGTAATAGGATTTCTCCATTCGGTCCCATTTCAACAGGTTAACGCGTCCCGAGTTGACATCTGCGGCAATCGCGAATGCGATGCCGATAATGGCTGGATCCCCCATAGCCAGTAACCAGTCCTCATCGTCGAACCATCTAAGCTTGCGCCGAAGCTGCGACACAATCCGTCCAGGGTTCATAAGGACCTGATCAAAAGGAGATGCTAGGGAGTTTAGTTCACCCCATTTAGTCGCGGGTAGAATATCTACCTTGGGGTTCTCTTGCGTCACGAAAACAATTCCGGCCACTAAGTTCTCCTTTCTGTTCTCCTTTATAAGGGGAGCCACAACCATTTGCAATCCCTAAAAGGCTCCTGTACACTGCCGCTATGATATATGATTTCAAGACGAAGCCTTTTGCCCATCAAGCCGATGTCCTGGAGACTTCTTGGAACGAAACCGAGTGGGCC